AGGTTCACAGAGCAAAAAGCAAAGAATATTCTAAAAGCTTTGCCTAAAACTCTGAAAAATCTGAATTTTCATGTTGAATGTATACCAGATATTAAAGTTGAGACACCTGTACAGAAAATTGTCAGAGAAGAGTCTAAACATGTGATCGAAAATACTGATTATCATCCATCAAGCAATGTGATGCAATGGATTGAAAAATTCGGCACATGTTATGACATATTTAAAGAAGCTAGAGACAGATATGAAGACTTAGAGAAAGAATTAAGGATGTCTGATTCTAGTTTGATGGATATTTTACATAGTATTGAGCTTGAAACTTCAAAGGATTTGTATTCTGCTTGGCTTCTCTATAAGAAGATAAGGGAGAATAGAAGGAATAGGCGACAGCTCAAGGACGAAATGATGATTATACATAATATTCTGCGAGAGATCGATGAAACCAAGATCAATCGTGAACGAACAGAAAAGGCGATTGAAGGACTGTTCGATCGTAAATACAGATACAGGATTGTGGAGGAAGATGAAGATGACAATATGTAGAACATGCAATGTTCCAATGACAGAAGTGAGAAGATTTACATCAGAACGTAATGAGAAATTTCAGCGTTGTCCGAAGTGCTATGGCGAAACGAAACACTTGAAGATTCTTGAGAGAGAATTATATATTGACGATTATTTACATAATAAAGGAGCAAAGTGATGAACATTGATCAAATATTATTTATGTACTGCGACAACAATATGGCTAAGTTAAAGCGTATATGTCAGCCAATGATTGTTAAAATAGGTGGCATATCCAACAAAGATTATGATGATTTTTATTCTATTGCACTTGATGTATTAAATGATACGGCACTTAGATACGATGAAGATAAAGAATGTAATTTCGATGGATTCTTGGCTAGTAATATTAAGCGTAAATTTAATACAGAGATTCGTGATCGAAATAGAGAGAAGAGGATACCTGTAAAAATGGTGGATAGCATACATAATTTAATCACAGAAGATGGACTTACCCTTGAAGATATTATCCCATCTAATTTTGATACATATGAGGCTGCATGTGGAGATCATTTTGAAGGTACAAAGATTGAACGATATTTGAAGAACTTGTCTAATATCCAGAGGGAAATAGTCAAATATCTTGTTCAAGGGTATGATGAGAAGGATATAAGAGAATTATTACATATGAGTAAAAAAGATTACTCAAATAATTTGTCTGTAATACAGGCTTATGAAAATGTGAAAATATTAATGTAACTATATAAGAACTAATTGTTAAGTAATTAAAAACATAGAAATATGTATACAAACATAGGCAAAAGTGAACACATTAAATCTTTTGTTTTATGGCTTAACAATAGGTTTCAAGTCTAAGTGACTGCTACTATTGAAAAATATGTTGCAGATATGAACTATGTTAAGTAGTAAGGTAAAAACACACCTTTAGATGTAATCTTCAGTCTGAAGCTCTGTGAGTACAAACCAAGAAACAATGCTAATGTTCTGCATTGATAACAGGGAAATACATGTCCTCTACTCGACCTTGACACGAAGAAAAATTCTCCGAAAGGAAGGTGTCAGAAATGACAAATTATGTTTTTGTATTGGATGCTGCCGGCAAACAGTTAGCCCCAACAAAAGAAACAAAAGCATGGTTTTTTATCCGTAAGGAACATGCAACATTGGTTAGTAAATATCCAATGGTAATACAACTGAATAAAGAAGTTTCAGATGACGAAATCTGTAAAGATGAGATTCGTTGTGGAATTGATGACGGTGGACTTCATGTGGGTATTGCTTTAGTTCAGAAATGTCAAACAAAAAACAAAGTGGTTTTTAAAGGAACGATTGAACAACGCAATGATGTAAAACATCTTATGGATGTCAGACGTGGATGCAGACATTATCATCGTTATCATAAACGGTATAGACAATCAAGATTCAATAATCGCTCTTCGTCAAAAAGAGGAAGAATTGCTCCAAGTATTTTACAAAAGCGTCAAGCCACAGTAAGAGTTATAAATCAGCTTAATAGATGGATACATATAACAAATTATTGGTTGGAAGATGTTTCTATTGATATACGAGCATTAACCGATGGTTATAAATCTTATAGCTGGCAATATCAAAAATCTAATAGGCTGGATGAAAATATCCGTAAAGCAGTGATTCTAAGAGATGAGTGTAAATGTATGGAATGTGGAAAATCTAATTGCAGATTAGAAGTTCATCATATAAGACCGAGAAGATTAAATGGCTCAAACACACTTAGTAATCTTATTACATTATGTGAAAAGTGTCATCAGAAAACAGAAGGTAGTGAAGAACTATTTATGGATAAATATTTCTCTCTGTTAAAATCTTCTGATAATAAAAATCTTAATTATGCTCAACATGTAATGATTGGTAAGAAATGGCTTAGAGAACAATTGTCAAATTTAGGATTATTATATCTGACAAATGGTGGAGATACAGCAAATAAACGTATTGACTGGAATATTGAGAAATCACATTCTAATGATGCTATATGTATCACTGATTTACAACCTGATACATGTGATGTAAAAGAATGGACTATTAAACCTATGCGTAGGCAGAGTAAAGCAAAAACAGATAATGTTTTAGGAATCAAGCATAGGGATTTAGTAGAATATACATTCAAAAATGGTGAAACTCATAAAGGGTATGTAACGGCGTTGTATCCAAAACAAAACGCAATAAATTTTCAAAGTCCTACAAAACATTGTAAGAAAGTTAATGCAAAGAAATGTAGGTTACTTTGGAAATTTAATAAAATATATTGGTTAGATAATGTGTCTTGAACACATTTGTCTATATTTGAACACAATTACTTATATTTAATCAAGGAGGAAGATATTTATGATGGCAGTAGGAAAAATTAGAGAAGAAAATATTCCAGTAATCAATTACACAGAGGAAGTAAAAGAGGGTGATGTCAATGATAATCAGGACGTGCAGCGATACTTTTGTAGTGATGATCCATTTGTTAATGGAATTGGTGTTACTGTCTTAACAGGAGATTATCTTCCTCCATTGATTTTAGCAGAAGTTCCTATTAAAGATGGAATTGTTCAAAAATATATTGGTGACGGATTACAGCGCACCACTGCATTGATGCAGATTCGTTATGGAAATTACAAATTTACTAAAAACATTGAAGACAGCGAGATTGAGTATCAATCAAAAGTCTTCGATGAAAATGGCGTGGCAGTTAGAGACGAAGATGGGAATTTTGTATGGGAAAAGAAAATATTTGATATAAAAAATAAGACATATGATGATTTTCCAAAAGAACTAAAAAAGAGATTTGATAACTATCAGCTTCGGATTGTAACATATCAGAATTGTACTATGGAAAAGGTTAGTAAATTAGTTAGAAAACTAAATAACCACAAAGGAATGAATGCAAGTCAGAAAGCATTGACTTGGATTCCTACATATGCCAGACAAGCAAAAAGTATTGGAGAAGAAGGTTTCTTCAAAAATTCAATGACATACTCAGGTACAGATAGAAAAAATGGAAATTATATTCAGCTGGTTTGCAATAGTGTAATGGCTCTTTTCCATATAGATGAATTTAAAAAAGATTCAAAATCGGCGAATGCTATGCTTGAAGAAAAAAGTAATCATCAGGAATTTGAAACAGTAAGGAATATCCTTCAGAGAATGGAAAAATGTTGTAGATCATCTTGTAAAGATGTTTTTGTAAAGAAAGACATATCGACATGGGTAGTTGTATTTGATAAGTTCAGCAGATTAAATCTTCCAGATGCTAAATTTGCTGAGTTTGTACAGGCGATTCCAACAAAATTACATAATGTCAAAGTAGGCGACTGGTCATACGATTTATTATATAAAGAACCAGGTACAACAGGTAAAAAACTTGTTGCTCAGAAAATTGATACATATACGGCATTAATGATGGATTATTTACATATTACAGAAGATCAGACAGAGAATAATTCAATAGACAATGTTAAGTTGTCAGAAGAAATTACGCCATTGCAGTTCATTAGAGAGAATGTATCAGAAAGAGTATCAGAAGATGATGTGGATGATTATTATACTTTAATGGATGACTTCAAAAATTTAGATGGGGTAAACAAAGAATCACCATTTTTTGACTACCATAATGAATTGGCATTTTTAGGCATGATTGCATATTCATTTAAGAGCGACAAAGATCTGGATGATTGGTTAGTTACATATACTAACAAAGATATTTCTTATAGTCACGATCAGGTGATAAATTTGGATAATATGTTGGCTGATTTTAAAGAATTTGATAAAAAATTAACTCAAAAATTATCAGCATAGAAATGGAGAGTATATGAAAGTACGAACAGAACATAGTGGTACGATAACTTTTCGCCCAGAGGATTATTATTTTAATTACAAATTGCTTATACAGATGATCAATCATAACAATAAAAAATCATTAGAAAGGGATAAGAATATGAATAAAAGGCAGCGTAAGAAATGGTTAAAGAAACATGGTGAATATGTTAATCCGAAGGAAACTTGGGATTTGAGCTATACCATTGCAAAGTTTATCATTCCGAGATTAAAATATTTCAAAGAAGAATCATGTTGTTATCCTGGAACTGGTGATATGAATACACCTGAGAAATGGGATGCTGCCTTAGATAAAATGATTCATGCATTTGAACTAACACTGATGACCGATGATTATTATGGTGTTTGGGACATAAATACGCAACCATATAAAGAAGTTAAGCACTTAATCGATCAGAAGCAAGCAGAAGTTGATGAAGGTTTGCAGTTGTTTGGAAAATGGTTTCAAGCATTATGGTGGTGATATTAATAGGGATTATACACATCATTACCTCACCTCTTATATCTAATACATATGCCAAATCTGGCAATTCTTTGTGTATGATTCCTGTTTAATATATATAAATAAGAGAGAATAAGTAAGTAGATGACTTGACTAAAGTTGTCTGCCTAATGGGTTATCGCCAAGCGGTAAGGCACAGGACTTTGACTCCTGCATTCGCTGGTTCGAATCCAGCTAGCCCAGCTATAGGTTTCAAGATTTGAAATTCTTAATCTGTTTTTGTTCATGAGTGCGATGATAGCACGACAGAAATGACTGACACTATAAGATGTGGTTCAATTTTACAATAAACAAACGATATATCCAAATAGAAAGGAGAACAAAACATGGGAATTACATGTAACCAAACTGGATCATTCAAGGGAGATCTTGCCAAAGTAGATAATAAGATTGCTAAAGCAAAAGTAGAAAAGATTGTTAAGAAGAAAACAAAGAAGAATTAATGGAGTAGGAGGTCATCATGGATAAATT